GGATTCTTTCTTTTGACCAAACTTTAAGTCAAGGTCAAATCTATTAGTGTGTGTCACTCCAATTACTCCCTACTTTAATCTCTCCATCAAGTGGACATCTAAAGTTAAAATGGTCTTGGGTTTTCTTAAAAATAGATTTTGTAATAATTTTAAATTTATCAACCAAATCTTTTTTAACAACAAATTGAATTTCGTCGTGGATATGTAATACTTGTGCATAATCTTCTCCCCATTTAAAACCTGCTTTTTGTAATTCTTCATTTAAAATAATAGTTCCTTGTTTAACTAATAAACTACCTGCTGATTGAATTAAAGTATTAAGTGAACTATGCTCTGCCCTACATATAAGTTTCCTTTTATCTAAGCCATTTATAAAACCAGTTCTTCTATATTTAGATACTACTGCGTCTTTTAAATTTTTCAATGCAGGTAATTTTTTCTCAAAAGTTTCTCTTATTCCTTTGGCTTCGTCATAAGAGACGTTAAGTATCTCACCGAGTTTCTTATTTCCCCCACCGTAAATGTAAGCATATATAAAAGTTTTAGCTTTAGAACGTGAGGATAGTCCGAGTAATTTTTGATTGGTGGTATGTATATCATCTTCAAGTAATGTTTTAAGAAAATATCCGTTGTCATATACACACAAGTAATGACCCAACACACGCAACTCCAAACCAGAAAAATCAACGCCACACATATCCATATTGGAAGTAGCAGTAAATAAGGCACGAAGTTCTTTACCATATGGTAAATCACTTGAACAAACTTGTGCCAAATTTGGTGAGTGGTGTGTGCAACGTCCAGTGACTGCACCATTCGTAATAACCTGTCCATAAATTTTACCTCTTTTAGTTAATTTTAAATACGCTTGGTCTCCATCTGATAGTTGTCCAAGTCGTTTTTGTATCATTAAATATTCTGCAATAACTTTTGCTTCAGGATAATCTAATGACTTTAATATTTTTTCACTTACTTCTGGCTTACCAGTTGAAGTAAAATGTTTAGGTTTCCAACCTAGAGTTTGTAATCTATTAGCGATATGGTCTCTAGAATTAGGATTGAACTTTACAGTTTTAAAAATTCTTACTGGTACTCCTGCTTTGATACCTTTCTTTTTATTGTCTCTTTTATATCTTTTATATCCTTGTGATTGTTGCCACTCAGGAAAAACTACAGCTAGGTTTTCTTCTAGCTGTAGTCTCCTTTTTGTTAGGATAGATAAGAGGTTCTCAGCAGAACTCTCGTCAAAGTAAACACCAAACCGTTCTTGTTTCCTTATCCAATAAGCAAACTTATGTTCAAGTTCAATTGCTTCTTTTGAATAATTATTATTTATAATTAAATCATATAACTTGTGAGTGACTTCAACATCACGTTCACAATAATCTTGCATATCTAAAGTCCATACATCAAAACTATTATGTTCTTGAAAGTCACCTTTACGTAAACCTAATCTATAACCCCAACTTTCTAGTGAGTGTCTACCTATAAGTTTAGGTGGTACATCTTTTATTTGAAAATCTAATTCTTGTCTGTTAGTCCATATTAATCTTGAACATAAAAGCGTATCTAATATTTCACCTGTATAATTATATTTAAAATATTTTTTTATAGCAGGTAAATCAAATCCCTGTATGTTATGACCTATAAGTAGTGTTGCTTTCTTTAGCAACTTTAGACTTTCAAAAAGATTGTCAGGATTATATGAATACAATTTGTTTGTTTCTATATCCTTAAAGACAATACAATGAATTTTAAAGTCTAGTTTATTGAGAAACCCATTAGTTTCTACGTCTATTACTAGCTTCATTAGTGTATTAAATGTACTGTTATTTTATCTGTACTTGGTAATATTTCTTTCACACTATCAAGTGCTTTTGTTATTACGTGTTGTGCTTCATTATCACCACACATAATTACTGGATAACAATTTTCATACTTGATTGAATTATAAATTGCCATCATAATTGTTTTACAAGTTTGAAAAATTAATTGCTGTTGGTCTGTATCAAGAGCAACATAATCTTCTTTATCAACTAAAAAACTTAAAATAAATTTAGTTAGTAAAGCGTCATTCATCAAAGTTTCCCTCTGATAAACGTCCTGTGTCTTTGTTCCAAATCAAATCACAAGCTACGCCAGTCTCACCAGTAAATCTATTTTTCAAAATTCTAGCAGTCATAATATTATTATCTGTTTCTGATTGTTGGTTTCTTTCAAAACCTATAACAGCGTCAGACAATTGTGCTAGTGAGTGAGAACCTCTGAGGTGTGATAAAGAAGTTTGAAGTCCGTCTTCGTGTCCTGCTTTACTATCAACTCTTTTTAAGTGTGATACTACAAACATTCCACAATTAAGTTCTTCAACTAATTTTCTAAGATTAGTCATAGTGTTATCTATTAATCTTCTTTCATCACCCTCAGAGATACCAGAGATAACAATGGAAATATGGTCTAAGAAAATAAATTTACAATTCAAACCTTGAACCATAAATCTAATTCTATTTAATAAATCTTCACTATCAGAACTACCGAAGTGGTCATAAAAACAAATCTTATCTTTTATTTTTTCCCATTCATTTATTAGTTCTTCAGTCGGAATACTTTTTCTAACTTCTGGTATATGTATTGGTTTGTTTACAGCTAAAGACACAATACCTCTTACACTCCTTTTAACACTTTCTTCTAGTGCAATGTAGCCAACCTTATGACCCTTAACAATTAAGTCGTGAGCCAACTCACGGCAGACCTGACTTTTTCCAGTTCCACTACCTGCACATAATAGTACTAATTCTTTTGGTCTTATACCAGATAATTTTTCATTAAATCCATTGAAAGGATATGGAACACTTTCAACATAATCATCATTTAATAATAATTCTTTTGTATCAACACCCTCAATAATACCTTGTGGTGTATAATGTTTAGCTTCAAAGATTGCGTCTACTATCTTTGTTGCTTTGTTGTTTTGTAATAATTCGTTTGCGTCTTTGCCTTGTACTTTTGCTATAAATACTTTTCTTACAGGTAATAAGTTTGCACATTCAACACTGGCTTTCATACCTGCTTCATCATTATCAAACATCAAAATAATTTTTTCAAACTTTGATAACCATTCTAATTCTTGTTTAATATATTTTTTTGCAGAAGCTGTACCACTTGGTATAGATACTACAGGATATTTATTATTGTTTACTTGTGATACTGAAAGACAATCTAATTCACCCTCTGTAATTACAATTGTTCTACCACCGTCTCTCCAATTTTGCTGACCGAACAAAGTAATTTTATCTGTATCACCAAACCATTTAAAAGACTTATCAGGAAATCTTAATTTTTGTGCAACCTTATTATAATTTTTATCATAGTAGTTGGCTATCTGTACTGGTCTTCCATCATACTCACCACATTCATAATTAAAAACTTTACAGGTATCTTCATTTATTTTTCTTTTATCTAATTGTTTTATACTGCCTACTATCATATCTCTTATAACCTGTTTTGTTTGTTGTGGAAGTTCACCATTAATTTTTTTAAACTCGTGGCAACCAAAACAATAAGTGTGGTCTTCATAGACACCCAAATTATCTCGGCTACCACAGTTTTCACAAGGTGCGTGACGTAAAAATTTTTCAGTGGTTTTCATAGGGGAAAGGAAAAAAAGCTATTCCAACTCCTGCAAATCTTTATCGTCAGTCAAGCCATCTTGGAACTTGTAATTCTTTATATCTTCATTCAGTAAATATTCTCTTACATTAAAGTTAGGACAAGTCTTTGCTTCATCTAACATATAGTGTCCTACTATTTGTGCATTAGGATATTTAACTAATAAATCTTCTAATTCTTTTTTAAGTGCTTCCCATTGTTCAGCAGTAAAATTATCTTCAGGTTCTTTCCAGTTTTCTTCTTTAGCACCACCAACTAAACATAATCCAAAACTACAATGATTATATCCTTTGACGTGTGCTTGAATTTCATCATCACCTCTGCCTTGTTCAACAGTGCCATCACGTTTTATAACTTTACCATAACCAATCTTCAACCACCCTCTTTCTCTGTGCCAACGGTCAATTTCTTTAGCACCTATCTTTTGTGATGGTCTCGTTTGAGAACAATGTATTACTATGTATTTAGTTTCCTCTCTAGCCATTTTGTTTATCCTTTATTTCTTTTAACCATTCTTTTGGAAAGGTTTCTTTTGTTGATTGTATACAATGATATTTAAATCCAAACAACTCACACCATTTACCATAAGTTGTTTTTGATTTTTTACCAATTTTATTTTTTGCATTAGAAAATATAAATCTAATATCTAAATTTTTATTCTGCTCTTTTATAATTTTCATCTTCTTCCTATCAGCAGAATTGAAAGCACCTTTAGTCTCTATGACTATGTTGCAATTTTTAAATGGGAAATCTGGGGTATATGTTTTTTTAATTGCAGGTTGGAAGTAAACAATCTTCATACCCTCATAAGTAAAATTTAATTTAACTTTGTGAAGATAATTAAAGACTGCTTCTTCCAATCCTGATTTTAAAACAGAACCATCAGAAGTCTTTACTCTCTTGAACTGTTGTCTTTTCATTTGAGATTACATCTGGTTCAGGGGTTGCTGTTTCGTAGCCATCTTCTTCTTTAAAAAGATTGCTGTCTTTACCCTCTACAAGTTCAATAACTTGTACTGCTTTTAATCTAGCAGTTATACCTGCACCTATCATTGGTGCATAGTAAGGTACTAATTCATAAGCGACCCTCATCTTAGTACCACCCCAAATCAAAGTTGATAAAGGTATAGGGTTTTTCTTTGCGTCAAACAACTGGGGTCTTTGAGAAAACTTTTCTTTTGTTTTCTTATTTACTCCAGTGGCTTTCATCTTAAATTTGAAGAAAACAAAACCGTTTTCCTCATTGTATGGTTTCGGTGCGTGTGTGATACCCTTACCTTTGTGTTGTTCTTCAGCTAATTTTAGACTGTCATCTATCGCTTTGTTATATAACTTCAGCATTTCAGAAGCGTCTGATTTAGCTACTTTTAAGGTCACTTTATACTCACCTGCTTCGTTCCATTTAACGTCAGGTTTGTTTAAGTGTGGATATACAGCTTCACCAATAACCGATATATTAGAGATTGCCATATTTATTCTCCTTTGTTTTGGCTATGTAGCCATAAGTGGAACTTAATCTCATACACAAAAAAATACAGATTGTTTCACCAATGATAAATCTAAGTCTCCACGTTCAGGTATATTAGGGAATTTCTTTAGGTTTTTAGGTGACAACATATCTTTCATTTCCTTTGCAAAGTTAGTTAATACATCTTGTTCATACACTTCACAAAATGCTTCACGTATAGCTTCTGATAGAAGTGGTACATCTGTTGCAACACAACCAAAACTATCGTGAATGAGACTGAAATTAGTGACACCTTTTTCTTTTGCTTTGACTACTGCAAGTTGTAATACTGAAGCGTCAAGACTATGTATAAAATTAGGACAAATACTTTGTGCTGTTTTTCTTGTATCTATTTGTTCAGTATCTGATTGAATAGATAATTTAATTATACTATCACCCATCTTGGTCTTTACTCTTTTACTTTCTTTTTTATAACACATCATTTGTACTGGGAAGTTTAAAGGACTTGGTGTTGTCCAACATACAGGTAAGTTTTCTGAAGCAACTAATCTTGATACTTCTTTTAAAAACTTCATAATTTTTTTAGCACCTAATATTACTTCATTGATTGCTTCCCATACTACAGGTGTTAAATAGTTTGTAGCTTTAAATAAATCTCTACCGAACTTATGTTGTACTCCACGTTCTTTAAATTCTTTTTCAACGTGGTCTTGTAAATATTGTCTACAGGAATATTGAGTTAATGAGTATGGTAAACACATAACAGGTTTCTTACATAGCTTCCTATCTACGCCATATTCTAGCCATAGTTTAGCCATTTCATCTGACTTATCTCTGAGTTTCATTTTTACTTTTTCAGCAACAATTCTATAAACATCTTGTG